CCTCCAGGTCTTTTCTGTTTAATTAATTCTGTTTCTATAGCTGCTGATAATGCAATACCTAATGCTCTACCTTCTTCTTCATCTCCTTCTACATTAGAACCAGAAGCATCTACATTTACAACTATATTCATACTACCCATACCATGATTTGGAATTATAGTACCTGCTCTATCAGGAACGAAAAGCTCTGGTCCTCTTTCTCCTACAATTGAAGCTCTACCAACAGGAGGTCTCCCACCATTAGCAAATTTTAAAGCACCAGCACCTATTAAACTTGTATCAAATCCTGTGCTAAAAACATTATCAGTTATAAAAGGAGCAGCATTTGCAGGTCCACCACCAAAAATATTACCAAAACCACCAGTAAACAAACCCATAATTCCTGATCTAATCTGTGCTGCTAATATTTGTGCTGCCATATCTAAGAAATGATCGGCTGTGCGTTGAAATAGATTTCTTAAGGCATCTTGAGCAGACATAGAACCTCTTACAATACCCTTAAAAGATTCTGCAAAAGAATCTCCAATACTTTTACTTAAAGCATCAACTTGTCTTAAAGGATCAAGTAATTTATTTAGTTCATCAACAGGAGCTTTAATAATTGCTTGTCTTTCTAATTCTTCATTAAATTCTTTTTGTATTCTTAATCGTTCTTTTGCATCTTCTAATTCTTGTTTAAATTTATCACTATCAAAAAAGCCTTCAACTCTATTTTTTTTCAATTCATCTACTGTTTTTGTTGTAATTAAAGTTCCTTCTTTTAATTGTTGGAAAAAGTTACCTTTTCCTTTACCAAATTCAAGCCCTCTAAAAGGATTTAATAAGTCTCCCAAACCTATATCTCTTGATATACCAAAGAAATTACCTTTTTCTCTTTGCTGTTTTAGAATTTCAGTATTTTTATCAAGAATCTGTTCTCTCAGTTTTAATTCAGCAGCACTAGCACCATTTGTTTTAAGAGTTTCTAAGGCAATTTTTGCTTGTTCTAAAGATAATTCTTTTGACAAATTGGGTAATGCACTAATAATCGAGGCATTATCTTTCAATCCTGCAAATGTATCAAATATAGCCTCCGAACCAAAGAATTTTAAAAGAGTAACTCTTGCAGATGCTTCAAACTGTTGAAATGCTTTTAATGCTTCAAGTGCTTCATCTTTTGAGATTCCAAGAGATTTAGCAAATTCAGTTACCTGTTTTGCAGTGAATAATGATGTACCTCCTGTTGCCTTAATAGAAACATTTAATTTATCTACAGCTTTTCTAAAATCAATAGTTTCTTGTATTCTAGTGGCAAGTGCAGTACCAGCAATAGATAAACCAAAACCAAATCCTCCACCCAAAGCACCACCAACAGCACCACCAATACCACCACCAGCAGCACCTAAAGCACCTTGACCAAATAACAGAGGGAAACCACCACCAATTAATGCATTACTTGCAGCACCTGCTAGTCTACCTTCTCTTCCCCTGCTGTTAGCAAAGATTCCTCTCGGATTTGCACGTTGACCAAATCCCATCCTATTAAAAAAAGAAGGTCTTGCAGGTTGTGGGCCTATTGGAGATGCAAATTGATTTGGATCTCCAAAAACTGCTCTATTATTTGATGCACTTAATAATTGTGCTGTTTTACCTGTATTTTTATCAATTTTCTTTTGATGCCTTAATTGTGCTTTCATTACAGCACTAAAAGCAGGTCCGATAGGTCTGTCAAATTGTGTAGTCGGTCTGATATTAAATCCAGAAGCTTCTCTTGATGCTCGACTTGCTTCAAGATTTCTTAAAATTCTTGGATTATTATTTACTGTCATCATTGGCATTGGACCTTGCATAGGGCCAAACATTGGGCCTTGCATTGGTAATGGACCAATAAATGGTTGAGGTCCAAAAGGAACAGAACTTCTACCAGCTATCCGATTTTGATTTCTTCTATTTCTATCTATAGATTTTTGTGTAGCAGTATCAAAAACAGTAGGACTTGATACTTGTGAAGCACCTCTACTAAATTGAGCAAAACCTGATTGATTGCGTCTTATGCTTTCTAAAAGTCTTTCTCTTTGTTGATATTCTTTATTTAAATTTCTTTCTGCTACTACTAATTCTCTTGCAGCCCTTTTCTGCATTAAAGTTCCTGATGCAACAGCATTAAAACTTGCTTTTGCATCTCCTAATACTCTGGTTAAATTATCAAAACTTTTTATAAATAAACTTTGATCTTTAGCAAGATTTTTTAAAGTTTTATTTAAACCTTCTACTTGTAATTGTGTAGTTCTAACATCTTTATTAAAAGCAGTTAGTTTTTTAGCACCTTTTAAAGCAACAGCAATATCTACATTATAATTAGCCACTTGCTATAAAAATTAAAACATTTTCTCTATATTACCTTCTTTTGCCTCGTAAAGCATTAGTTTTTTGTGCTTGTTCCTGTTGTTTTTTATATTCATCATTTTCAATCTCGTTATAAGCAGCCCACCCTATCATCTCTTCAATAGTTAATGTTTCACATAACTCAGCTACAGTTTTATGTAATGTCTTTGCCAAAGAAAATAAAAACTGCCAATCTTTATTAGCTTTTCAAATCGGCTTTAGCCTCTTTTACCTCCTTATCAGCACCAGCATTAACCATTGCCATTTGAATTTCTTCAAGAATAGATGATTGAATTTCTCTTCTTAAAGAAGCCTTATCTCCATCTTGAAAAAGTCTTACACCATCTTTATCTAATGCTTTTTCTATCATCATCTGTAAAGCATAATCATTTACATCATCAGAACCACTTTTTTTTATAATTGATTCTCTTTCTGCAATAGTTAAAGGATGCCAATAAACAGTAAGAATAATTTCGTCATCTTGTTTTACATCATGTCTGTAAAGTTGAGAGATCCCAAACTTGTTTTTTAAAAGATCAACTGCTCTAGTCATAAAATTAGTATACTTACTTTAGTATACTAAGTGTTTGCGGTAAATTGGCAAGATATTAAGCCAAGGAAATGTGAAGAATCATCTAATTCAATAGGAGCAGGGCCGACAACATCAAGAACTCTTGGAGTACAACTAAAAGTATCTGTATAATCTGAAGCATTAACAGAAGTAAGCCCATCAATAACAGCTTCTCCTAATGCAGATAGAGTTGCACTACCTTTTCCTCTTGGAACATAGATATTACATTGAATAACACCAGAATAAAAATCTGAAGATGCACCTTGCGTCTGTGTTGTTGATTGTGAAAAGTCTATTGACATAAGAATATATTTTTTAGTCTTTCCTGGTGTTTTATAAACCATATTGTCATAAACCATTTCGACAGTAGCATCTACTGCTGCAACTGCATCTGTTACTGCTTTTTCAAAAGCTGCTCGTGTGTTAACTAAAGTCATAGATCAGTGTAATCAACAAATGCTTTCTTAGGATCTGCAAATTGACCAATACCACCTTGACCACCTTTTAATGAGGACATACCAACTGCAATTTTTGGTTTCTTTTCTGTAAAAGTTCTTTTAATTAATTCTGCAAGTTTACCTTGAACATATTGTGGCACTTTACTTCTATCTGAAGCTAAAGCTCTAGCAGCATATTGTGATCTATTACCAATAAATACTTTTGAAAATGGTTTAAAATTATATGATATTTCATCAATAAATCTTGGCTCAATTTTTGCTTGTGAAGATCTTTGACCTCTTCTTGTTGGTTTAATATTGCTCCAAGGTGCAACTGTTTCTCTGGGTTCATCAGGTCTAGGTCTTTGCGTACCAGCTGTCCAACTAGAAGCAAAAAAACCTGTATCTACTGGACTATACCTTTCTTTTGATAAATCAACTAATATAGCTCGAACCAATTGATTTAAATCACTTTCAAGATTACCGATAAGATCTCTTTCTATATTTTCAATACCTTTACTTTTAGCCATTAGAACCTCACTAATAAAGTAAACAGATAAGTCTGTCCACCTTGTCTTGTATCTATATTAACTATTTGTCCTACTCTTGTAGATCCAGCATAAGTTAATGTAACTTCATCTTGAAAATCAGGTTGATTATCTCCTATCAAATCAGGTGTTATATAAACTTTTGCTTCTCTTCTTTCTCTACCATCATCTTCAGTAGATTGAACAAACTCAACAGGAGCTTTGATGCTATAAGTCGTATCGCTTGTAGAATAAACACCTGTACTTGTGTTATAACTACCAGATGCTTTTCTTGTATAAACAATAGAAGAATCCAAAGAAGATCCAAGATCAGCTACAACCTGTTTTGCAATCTGCTTAAATGCTGAGTCTAATTGTCCTGCCATTATCCTCTAACCACCCTAAGTTGAAAACTACCAGCACCACCAAGCAAATATGCTCCAAGATAACTTTGTAACCAGGGATAGACATCAAGAATGTTATTTACAGATCCAGTTCCCTGACTTGCAGTATTATATTTTACTTGAATATCTCCCAACTTAACTTCTTCAAAGTTTCCATCTTTCCCTGTAGTTCCTGTAATAGCATCAGTATCATTTGCCAATGCTCTAGCTAATTCATATTGTGCATATTTAATATTGTTTGGTATCGCAGTACAAGCTAGTTCTACTCCATCTACTTGATAATTATTTCTCGGAAACTTTAATGCCTGACTATCGTCACATCTATCTCCATAAAAAACTAAAGTATCAATCCATCTCGTAGCTGATATTAATGCTCTTTTCTTTTGATCGTCTGTTTTATTTGTCCAAGTTGAAGAGTCTGGAGAGGTATCAAAGTAATCATTAGCTTCAGACAAAGTGACATAACTATTAGCTGTTTCACTTTTTAAAGTTGCAATTATGGTAGCTGCCACGAT